ATGACCCCGCGGGAGCAACGGACGGGCAAGTGCCCGAGGTCGTTGCAGTCGCTATCTTCACGTAGCCTGACGGCACTGTCTGGCTGAAGAGCGGAATGATACCCAACAGCACTAAGACTGGGATCAACAGCCACAACACTCTGAGTTTGCGTTTCATTGTGTTTTCTCCTTAGTTTCAACCGAAATCTTGGGCCGCTCGACCAATCCATAGCAATGCAAAACCAAGGTCTCTCCGGGCTTGCTGTGAATCGTAAGGTGGTCCTTCATGTGTTCAATCCATTCCTTCACATCTCCCTGCACTAGATTGCAGCCTGGTATTTTCAGAAATACGTCAGGCCAATCAAAGCGCACGATGCCACTTTCGGGAACTTTCTTTGTGAGTGCAAAGTTGATTTCTTCTCGCGTTGCCGGGTCGTAGCCGAGTCCGCGCAAGCCGCCATAAGATGAAGGCGCTAACAAGCAATCCGGCTTCGTGCCCAGCGGCGCGTTCGGGTCAGCTATGAAGTAGTGCATCGTGCCCTTGCCGTCCTTATGTGGCGCACAACTCCAGTGCGCTATAGGTTTCTCGGTCCATTGGGCCTGCGCGAGCAGGGTTAGTGGAAAAAACAGAAGTATTAACAACCGGCTCATGGTGTCACGCAAGTAATCTGCACGATTTCCGTATCACTAGCTGTCGGCGTGAGACTATAGGCAAACGTCACGCTCGTAGCACTAAGAGCCGAGCTTGTGAATGTCCCTGTCGGGTTCGTGCCTCCGGTTTGAATTGCCGTGCAGCTAAATGGGGCAACGAGATAGGGTGAAGGAAAGGTGTAGGCGATAGTGGGGTTCGCTCCCGTGCCGCTTGCGCCGTTGGTGATTGTGCCCTGTACAGGAGCATCTCCACCACTCAAAGCCGACCATGCGGCGCTGGCACCCCAATTTCCACTTAGTACCAGCTTCGCGGCTGTTACAAGAACGCCGTTGGAAGTGGCCGCTTCACCAGTGAGGCTCCCAAGTCCGTTGAAGACTCCGCCACCGCCGTTCGTAAAGGTATTGTTTGGCCCGTAGACGTTGATGGTGTTACCGGCTGCGCCGAGGATGGCGTATTGCGATGCCCCACCTTGAAAAATATTGTTTGGTCCGATGTTCAGAACCGCTCCGGTCCCGGCAAAGTATGCTCCGGCTGACCCAGCCCCACCATTCACACCGAATTCGCTCATTTCTGTAGTGAGAACAGCGTTATTTTCCATTTTCAGGGCGCTGTCGGACGGACCTCCAATCCAGTAGTCGTTAAGCGAAAAAGCAATACCGTAGTGGTCCCAGTTGAAAGCGGAATTATTAAAACTGAAAACACGCGAGGCTGGATTTGTGACTAAACACCAGGTGCTGTTCACGGTATAACTGTTGCAAGACATGCTGTTGTTCGACATATTCACGAAACCTGCAGATATGTTCATGCCGGTCGAGCCAAAAAAATTTGAACCTCCGACCTCAAAGGTGTCGTCGCCACCACCGATAAGAATACCTACATTGCTTGGACCACAAGTGCGCGCTCCCCATCCCACTCCATCTACACGAAACGTGCTTGTGGCGCTACCTACATCCAATAAGGCGATGATGTTGTTTCCGCTGCATCTTTGTCCAAGCCCCCAAACAGTAAACTGCTCTAGGTCAGTGATGTTTGCGTTCCCAACGCATCCTCCTCCCGCCCCTGGTACGGGACAGTTTGCGAAGTTGAAACCCGTAGCGCCAGGTAAGGGAACCAAAAACGTCGCCAGGCTTTGGCCCGTGACTCGTTGGCCGAGATATCCCGTTCCTGCTGAAGTTACGCTAGGACAACCGGCGATTTGTTGTAAAATAGGCAAACTGAATCCAGTCATCCCTCCGGCAAGTTGCAAGGCAGCACCGCAGCCACCCGCCGTCCAAGCGCTATTTATGGCCGTCGTATCATCGTCGCCCCAAAACAAGCAGGTCGTGGCTGCAGCCGAGGTATTCGAGTTGCCTGTGACGTGAATCTGCTGCGCGGAATCAATTGACAGAATTGTGGTTTGATACACGCCACCAAAAGAGATGTTAGGAGCATCCAGACAAGACGACCCCGTTCCCTGTGTTGCGAAAATTGGTTCTCCGACGTAAGCGTATGGCCTGCCCAAATTGTCTGTACTGGTGAAAAAGCAATCCGAGTTTGAGCAGCTAACGATGTTGCTGGTATTTGTCGTGGTAACGTCCGCTACCACATGCGCATCAAACTTCGCACCGTAAATGCTCATTAATTGCGCTGCTGTGATGACGTTCGAGCCGTAAGTATCGGCCATCACCGTCCATTGATTCGCAAGCGGCCCGCAACTATAAGCGTAGAATGGCGCAACAGTAAGGCGCACGGGCTGCGTCGTTCCCGGCGTACACGTCCCCGGCAAGCTGGCGACTGGCGTGAGGCCACCGCCGCTGGCAGTCCACGTCGTACAAGCGCCCCCAGACACAACAGTACAAATTTGCGACCCTGTCCCAATGAGATATGTTGTACTCCCAAGTACAGCACTTGAAATCTCGCTCAAAGCATAAACGCTGGTCCCAGGCCCAGCCGCTATCGAAATCGCAGGCGGAGTCAAAGTAACGCCTGTACTTGAGGTAATAGTCACAAACTGACTAAAACAACCCGAAGTTGCCTGTGGGCAGACTTGAAATTTCCATTGAGACAACGACGGTGCAATAACCGCGTTTTGCGTGAGTGTTATCGATGCAGAGCCAGTCGCACCAAGAGCTCCGCTTTGACTTTGATTAGGAACCGTCGTTGTAGTTCCGGCCATGTAAAAAGGAGGGCCATATTGACTAGCTCCTGGAGGAGAGGACAAAACTACGGACCAAGTTCCGTTGTTCCAAGACTGACCTCCAAGGTCAGTAACCTGCAAAGTGATATTCGTGGTCTGAGCAAAAGCACCGAGGGCAAGGACGGCAAGAAGCAAACAAAAGATAAATAACTTAACAGTCACTCCTGCTACTGTCGAGCGTAGGGTTATTTGGGTTTTCGTTCCTCCAACCGAACCTGTGTAGATATCCGTTGATGCTGATTTAGACATGACATGATACCCCACTGGAACACGGCCTAGATTATGAGTAACGACAAAATCAACATTTGCATTCGGGGGTGTAGCCGTAGCCCAATTTCCACTTATGTTATCAGAATTAGTACCATCTCCATAACCAACACTTCCATTAATGACTTTCGTCAAATTTATGTAGTTTTGACGAAGCATTGAGACAAAAGTCTTCAAAGACTTTTCAGTCGGCTTGACGACACTAAAGTTAAGATTTGGAGCAGCTTTCATTTCAGTTCTCTAGTAAACCTCCGCGCTGTTCCCCTCCCATATCGTAGATTGGTGCAAGCTCGACAATCCCAGTCGGGCTATAAGGAGGCACAGATACAACATACTGAAACCGAAGTCCGGGCATCTTAAATTCTTGAACGTAGTTTAGTACATCACCGCTTCCAGAGCCTACCGTAAACGTGTGTGTTTCGCTTTGGTTCTGCTCATTTGTCAAGGTTATCGTAAATGTAGTCGAGCCCAGATCAACAAAGGAAAGCCTAAACTTCTTAATAGTCTTCCTATGACGACGATCACCAAAGACCAACTTTCCTGACGTTAAGCTGGCTCCATTTTCGGAGTAGTTTGTGAAGTCGATGTATGCTGGCGTACCGTCGCTACAGCCGAGAAGTACACCGTCGAAGGGGTTATTTTGCTGAAGTGTAGCCGGTGTCCACGATTGGGCTTGAATCGTTCCTACGAGATTCATAATCTCGATTACGTTATTTTTGAAGAAACCCCCAATCGATATGATTTTCTTGTTGTAAACAAATCGTGTCCAGTTAGCCTCATCGAAGTTATAAACCCAAACAGCGATGTTTGGAATCACAAGCCAATAGGCTCTAAAAAACTGTCCGGCAATAGTGTAAGACACAAGCCCGTAGATAGTCAAGGGATTGCTCGTAAGAACGTCGGCTAGAATACGAGAACGTGCTCCAAGTCTTTGACGATTACTACCAACAGGCATATCGCCTATCGGTTGGATAGAAGAGCCATCAAAAGTATAGACATTATCTATACCAAGATAGACAGCAAACTCGATGCCTTGGTCGTCCGCTCGGCATAGACTGTAAGGAGCGACACACCCTTGAGGAGTGTTAATCATTGGGTAGAAGCTAAAAGGAGCCGTCCCTATTCCTGTAGGAACAATCTGCATGATTCCATTTTGGTGAAAGCCGTATCCGTACTCCCCTAACTTAATGATACCATTGATAGGTCCGAGATTGTTAACTATGTCATTCAGACCATAGCTATAACTCGCCCAGTCGGTCGGATCGCCGATACCGCTCCAGTAGTAGCGATTAGGAAAAGCCGGATTAACAGCGAAGAGGTGCAAGCCTACTTCAGCAAGATGCTGAGCCGGAGGTGCGGCTGCGCTAGATTGTGTGTAAGCAGCAGCAACTCCATCCCATATCCATATAATATCGACACCTTGCGAAAAACAGAGCTTATAATTAAGCACATCCCAAGTAAAAAGCTCGCTTGAGGTTCCTCCAAAGGCTGGACCGTTAATTTGGGTCCAGCCTCCGTTAACGAATTGAAGAAGGCGAGTCGGAGTGATTATACACTGAATCAGGGCGCCTTGTACATTGTAAAAACTCGGGATGGCCAAAATAGGCTCATTCGCCGGCGCGGGAAGTGTTGGTAGAGCAGTCCATCCAGGACGAGTATAAGCAGCACCTTTACGAAGAATAAAGTTGGTCACATCGGCAAAGCCATAGGCTTCTATCTCCGAAAGAGGAAGCTCGCTCTGAACTCCGCCAAACGGACCTGTAAGAGCCGCTTCATAAAGCTCTTCGCTGCGTATCTGTTGTCTGTCCTGAATTGAGGGCACTAGAGCGACTCCACTATAAGCTGATTGAAAGTCTGCGAATCTGTATTGGCTGCATTCTGAACTTGCACTAGCAAATTCTGCGCTTGAGTCGAATCAACTGCAACGGTATTGGTGAGAAGAACACAAGCACCACTTCCACTATACTCCTGTAGAGTAGCGAGTTGTGAGTTCGTTACCCCTCTATTGGACATATTGACTTCAAAAATACCCGGAACAGAACCGGGAGGATTCGATATAGTTCCTCCACCACCCCCCACACCCAGAGTAGAGCCACCGTACTTGAAATATACAATGGTGTTCGCTGCATTCGTTTGAGAGGAATAAGTAAAAAACAGCTTTATACGAAGTGTTCCATTTATGCCAAGGAAATTAGCCGCGATAGGAACAGTATATATCGTATCAAGATTTGTATCCCCTGTATGAACGATAGCTGTATTGTTTTTGTAAACCGTTGGGGCCGCGACTGGAATAAAAGAGATAGTAATATCAACCCAAGCCGCCCCACTCCATTGAAAGATATGCCCCGTATCTGTTGCAAAGTAAAGAAGCCCCGTCCAGTTCGCTGGCTGTGCATCAGTGCCAGGATTCCATATATTAGCAGCAAGGCCACTTATCAAAGCCATTCGCTGTTGAGCATCAAGACGGAAAGTACGCAAATCCTGACCCAACAAGTTAGCGAGTTGAGTATCAGGCGGCTGAGTAACATCCCATACATTCGTGGGGTTTGCCATTGAATTACACCAAAACTCCTTCGTTTGCTTCTACCTGGCGAACTCGATCATCATATAACCTCAACATTTGTGGGTCTTTCTCATGAGTGACCTCAAGAGGCTCTCCGATGTGCTCTTTTATCCAATCGTAAATCTTGATAAGCTGCTCATACTTACCTTCACTCTGCGAGCCGCGAGCAGTAAAAACACGAACCTCTTTTCCCTCGGAAATCCAACGCTTCACTTTCGACACCATTGGGTCGATAGGCTCGCCAATATCATCAGACCACTTCGAGTAAGTCGCGAGTGTTCCATCGAGGTCAACACCGATCCATCCCTCATCTCCATCGGTCAAGATCCGACGAAGTTCCCTATAATCCTTCAAACAGACCTGAGCAAGGTCAGTACGATATTGTACTTCGGGAATACGAAGTCTAGTGACAATTTCGTAAGCACGAGCGAATCCTTCGCCTATCGAATCGCCGTGGCCATTAACAACTCCAAGGATGCCGACGCCGTGGGAACTTTGCAATTCGCCGTCGACGAGCATCACTCCGTAGGGGTAGAACCACTGTTTGTCATCTTCCTTAAACCCCCGAATACTAACACCCGCCTGTGCATGGTACTTCTCCGAAGGCCACGGCGGGAGGCTCAGCCTCACCCCCACCCCAAAACCTTCGCTAAGGGTGTCAGTAGGAGTGTCACCACGAGCCATAGTATCAAGAAAAGCACCGAAATTAAAGTCACACAAAGAATGAAGAGTGGTAGGAAAAGAGTCATAACCAAACCGAGGCGTGAATTCGAGGCCATAAATTCCTTCTTCATTAACGATACAGTTAATATCGATAATACCGACGTAGTTGTGTTTCTGCAACACCTTTGTTAACTTTATTAACGTTTGTTTCACAATAGGGTCTGAGATGTCGCAACGCCAGATGACATTACCCGTGCAACCACCTGAAGGACCGAGGTCGCCATTCATCGAGTGTTTACGCTCGATTGTATGATTAAACATACCCTCGGCCCACTCTTTACCATTGAACCAACCCTCGGTCGATACAGCCACGCCTTCGACAAACTCTTGAACTGTAATTTCGACCTCAGCAGAACCTTGCTCTTTTTCAAAGACCTTGAGCATCGAATGTGCGTCTTCGACATCCGAGGCTACATAGGAAGGAACGACGCCGCTCAGCCCTCCTTCCGGCTTGATTACAACCTTCCCACCGTCAGAACCAAGCCTCTCACAAGCCTCCGCAGCGTCGCTCCAGCTAGTCACGTTCACAGCTTCGGGGGTTTCGATACCAGCGTCGTTCATCACCTCCTCGGCGAGACCGCGGTCGGTCTCTAGCTTATCAGCAAAGACACTGCCACCAAATACTTTAGTACCTCCGTCACGAAACTCTTCAAGAATATGACCAAAGCCTGTGACATCGGCAATAACTGTCTGTCCAGACTTATACTCAAGTGCAGGCTCTATAAGCCCTTTACCCTGCTCGTCGTGACTAGGGTCAAAAATCTTTACCTTAACGTCGTGGCCTTCGGCTTTCAGACGGACGGCGAGGCCCACCCCGTCACCAGCATCACTCAAGATAAGGAACCTACCCACTTTTTTAGTTCTCGCCATTTACTGCTTCCTGAACTTGTTCTACGTCACTAGGAGGGAACACAGTTCCTTTTTTCACCTGAATATGAATATGTTCGTTCGAAGTGCCCCCGGCTTCGATAAAGGCATAAAAATGAACATCGCCTAGTTCGAATTGAATCGACTTTAGTGTCTCTTGTTTGTCAGGAAGGTCGTGCGTTCGTATGTCATAAGCGTTACCCGAGTGATGAGGGTCATCTGGCCCACTATGAACCCCATCACACGCCGACGTAATCTCTAAGTCATAAGTCAAAGGCTCAGCGACTACGTCGAGCGCGGAGAGGATACGGAAACCTCCGGGAGCTATCTTCGTAAACAAGACACCGTCTTTGATTCGGATGACTCCCATAGAAAACTCCTACTTCACGTGAATACGTGCAGTGACACTGTTGGGTCCGATAGCATTTATGATAAGACCCTCATACCAGTTCTCAACGTTGTATGTCTGTATTTCTCGGATTGCAGCGACCTGAGCCCTCGCAAAAACGATTGACTTTCCGTTTCTGTCCTGAATATCCATGAGAGTATCACCCACCGCAGGAGCAACAGTCCCTCCGACAATCTCAATGAATTTGATAAATACTTGGTAGGGAAAAATCACAACTCCCGCAGCGGCAGTGTCAATATACCAAGGTCTTGCTGAAAGGTCATTTGCCATGAGGGTCTCTACTTTCTCGCAACTCTGTCTTGATGTCTCGTATGTCTGTCCTGATATCATCGAGTGACTGTTTAAGAGACACTTCTTGCTCCTCAATCACAGTCACTCGATGTTCGATAGCAAGTCTGTCGACACCCAAAGTAACTAGCACGGAAAGTGCAGACGCTACAGCGGCAGTGAGCACAACATGCTTTCCTGAGTAAACTCCATTAGGCATTTGAGCTCCTCAGTTGAAGTTGTAGCTAACTGCAAAATCGTAGCCGTACAGAACTACCGTACTGCCAGCAGGAGTTACAATTTGAGTTTCGACCCAGAGCTCCTGGTCGGGGTTGATCAAGTAACCATTGGGGGCGCTGGCGATTGCCTCAATCAAGTTGAGTTGTGCAGCGGTCAAGGTATAGTTGAGCACGTTCACAGTAGCACTAACTACCACACTCAGATTGTTAGCCGCGGAGGGAACAATGTTCGTTGCCGCCCAAGCAACTCCGTTGGAGAAGTTGACCAAATCAACACGAGAAGCAATCGACGTAAGATTGTTTCCAAGAACCGTGTAGATAAGGTCAAAGCCCTTCATCTTGAAACCCTTGACCTTGAGTGCAGTTCTGGGTTGAAGTTCCTGTGCCGTGCTCATCGAACCGATTTGATCAGGACGATACTGCTGTGGTTGCGCGGAACCCGGAATACCAGAACCGCTCGTAGAACCAAACTGTTCCTGAATATCTTCAAAAAATCCAGTACGACGCAGAGCCTGGTTCGTGAGGTTACACGCAATGTAAAACGTATTACTCGCCGCAAGTAAGTAATACCACTGACCAGCAGCGTTTCGTGTCAGTGTTGTATTCGCTAAGGGAGAGACCACGATATCCCCAAGAGCGCAGTGTACCCTTGCGTCTTGCATATCAAGGTCCATCATGTATCTTGAAGTAGTATGCGGCATTGACCCTCCTTAAAGGTCGCACTATCTGGCGATAGTGTCTAGTAAGCCTAAAACCTTGGTGCCTCGTCAGCCGCCTCGCACCGCCCAGCCCCAGAGTGGAGAAGGAGCCAAGCGAGGCACCTAAAGACTAGCGCTCATCATCTTCCGTATTGACAGGCTGCTGAAGGATATCGGCAACTTGCATTTCGGTATCGGCGCTTTGTGACAAGACTTCTTGAATGACATAGTCACGCTGGAAAGTTAAAGGGTCATCGAAACACTTTGGACACACAAGGAGTCCACGGTTGAGCCCCGACTGACGTCGCAACTGACTAGTCGGCCAGTCTTGACCACAGCGGTCACATCGGTGCCACGGGACTCCATGTATTCCGCTATGACTTTGGTTTGGCATTCTCAATTTTCGAAAGAGCTTCCGAAAGTTGCTCTTTTGTAACACCAAGGTTGTCCAAAGCCCTTGTAAAAATTCTGTCACTTCTTCGAATGAAAGAGATTTTCGGGGGTCGGTCGTAGTTATTAAGACGATCAATTTCCTACAAAAATACCACCCTCGCCGTCGAAGAATCCTGCAAGCCAATCGAGGTTCATGAAACGCCTCTAGCGAATAATACCAAAAGTAAACACTCCCGCCGCAGGAGTACAGGCCGCGGCAGTGAGTACAGTGAAGTAGAGGTTTACCGAGTTAACCGCCGCTACGCCTACTGACGTAACAGGACACAGAGATGTCGGAGCCGGCTGACTGATAAGAAATACACGGTCGGTGGGTTCGAGGCCTGTTAAGGTAAAAGCCTGGGCAACCGTCTGAATAGCCGCTGAAGTAGCCGCAGGGGTAATTGTCCCCGAGACAATGAAGTATCCCCTTAGAGGGGATTGGTAAATTGAGCTATAATCTCCATAGTATGTCACCGTTAGCGAGGCTGTGCCGTTGCTCGATGTCAGCGCAGTTACGTTGAGGGCTATGTAGTTAGCAGTGACGCCACTAGTAGAAAAAGCTCCACCCGCCGTACATGTCTGAGCAGCCATGACACCGCCGGCTGACCACGTCAGGTTGTCCGGAGCAGAGTCAATCGCTGTCGTGCAGGTCGAAACCGTTCCAGAAACCGTCCACGCAAGGTGATGAACGTAAACACCGAGGATAGCTTCGGAAATACCCGGAGCACGTCCGATTTCAGGTGAGTAGGCGGTCGATGCCGTAGGTATAGCAGTAACCGCCAGCATCGTAACGTTCAGCACGTATCCAGAAGTAATGGAGCACGCCGCTGTCGAAGACGCAGCAAGTGTACACTGAGCTGCGGTCATGGTCTGAAGTTTTTCAGAACCACTAGCACCAGCACTGACATACACACGATACCCAACAACGTTCGGCCCCATTCCTGAAGCGATTGGTGCTCCAGGAGCGTTGATATAAACGGTCGAGGTCGTACCCGTCGTTGTAATCGTCGCGCTTGTGTCGGTTGAACACATCGACTCGTTGTTCGCGAGGGTGAAGTAAGTAATACACAAACGATATGTCTGTGCAGTAAGAACACCACCTGTGGTCGAAGTGTAGAGCGTCGGGGTTGTCGGAGCAGGAACAGGACTGTAGGTCTGTGAATACACAACCTGTTGCTGAGCTGTCGACAGACCGCAGGTCAGAAGCAAGAGTAATGCAAGAAACAGTGTCTTTTTCATCGTAGTCTCCTTACGGCCCATTACTGCCGAAGGTGCCCTCCCATACTGTCGCGCCCACGCTGATACGCATAAAGCTAACCTGCTTAATCGACCTTGTGTCGAAGTCATCCGCGAAGTCTTCGTCAAGCTCGTGCCTGACAAAGAACTTGAGCCGATGGGCCATCTTATCCGCAATCACGAACCAAGCGCTCTGCGAGGTGAGGTAATGACAAACAAAATACTGCAAATCCTCAGCGAGGATTGCATTGATTTCGTTGTCAGCTGTGTAAGGCTTGTGAGGCGAGCCGAGGATCTCACGGGCTATCCACTTGAGTTCAGGGGGGATAACAACCGTTCTGGGCTTGATTGTAATTGGCAAACCCTGGCTGTCAGGCAGACGCTCGAAGAAGTTGACCATCAACTGAATAGCTGTGAAGCTAAGGTCAACGTCGACCGGGGGCCTATTTGGATAGGTGCCTGCCGAAGCAATAATGTTGGAGATACCCGGAGTGACCGAAGTCGCCGCAGGACCACCAAGAAGCGGATGCGCGTTGCTAAAAAGCGACAAGCCATCAGTCGTTGTAACCGTAGTGAAGCCAAGGTTAAAAACGTTGAAAGCCTGTTGCTCCTTAATAAAATGAGCGCTGCGTGCAAGAGCCTTCGGAACTTGGTTGATGACATTGTACTGGTCGTCTTCATACAACTCAAACGAACAGCGAACGCCCAAACCATAGGTCAGGTGCAAATAGCGCTTCGCGCCACCCTGAATCGCATCGGAGTATGAAATCGATTCGCCTTCTGGCTTTTCCACCAAAGGAGGCAAGCCAGCGAACTCAACTTCATCTTCATAAGCCATCTTCGATGTTTCAACATGGAAGATATGTGAATATTCTTCATCACGCTGAAGCAAATCAATCCAGTGGATGAACTCGTCGTGTAATCCCGGAGCCATGAGTTGCGCGAACTGCCCGCGTACCATAGTCATAGTCAGTTCACCTTATGATACAAGCTGTGCAGCAGAGAGCAGCACGCTAATATAAACGCCACGGGTGGTTGAGCCAAGAATACCTTGGTCATTGGGGTCGAGTCGGGTGATATTGACTACAGCCGCGGCACCAGACTTCGTCTTATCGACGTACCAGTGTCCGTCTGTGTCTTGAGTCATCCCATATTGCTTCCCCACGTCCGAGAGGACAGTTGATTGAGCAGGACCGACTTGTGCAAGGAAGACCGTATCTGCTGCGGCAACCTCGAACCCTTGTCTGCCGTCAATAAACAACGGCCTTGTGATATTTTTCGCCGAAGTCTCGAATGGGACTGCACCAAACGAAGGCTGCGGTGTTGGGTTGACTGCTGCTGTTGGAGTAACTCCCAAAGCAGCTAGGTTATTCCCGGCTTCCTTTGAAAAACCAGCTATACCAAACGCAACCGTGACGCCGTCCCATGCCTTCAAGCCCCCGTCACCGGAGGCTATCTGCACGGGCGTCCCAGGCATGAACGTCTGGCCAGCTTCTTCAGGAAGTCGGCGTATACGAGCCTGATTACCGCTTACAGACTGTACACTGTGGATTTCTGCTGAAGCCATGTGTCTCCTTTCCTAAGTGATTGGGGCTAGAACCAGCTATGACTTTTCCGCGAGGTTTACCTCTGGACCAGAATTGTCCGCTGTTTTCGCGTCGACCTCTGCGAGAGCAGGTACAAACGGCGAAACTTTTCGTGGGAACCCCACAGGGGTCATCGGTGCGCGACCGTCGGTCGCCACGGCCTCACGGCCAAAGTCTTTCGAGGCTCCGACACCGTCAAGAGCAACACCGGGCTTCTTGACGCGAGCGCGAGCGCTCTGCTCGTTCCATTTCAGGGCGCCGAGGTAATCAGCGCGGGGAATCTTGAGTAGAATCAAATCGCCGTACATGATACGACCATCCCGACAAAGTGCTGGAGGACATGCCTGTCCCAAGTTCGTAAGCACGTCCGCAGGAGTTGCAGGAACAAAGCCCATCGCAATGAGCTGGTCGTAGCGAAGCCCAGATTCCTTCTCGCCAACAACACGATTACCCCAAAAAAGCGACATATTAGGGTTTTTCGGCTTCAAAGCAATGAAATTAGGCTGACGAAGTGGCTTTGCAACGATTTGGTCGTAAGGAATCAGCGCTTCGACTGGAGGCACAGCCGGAAGCCCCATAGGGGGTGAGGTCTTTAGAGCTCCCGGCTGTTGGTTTGGGGGTAGATTCTTGCTTGTAATTGTTGGTTCAGGCATCGTAATCTCCTTACGCATTGACAAACTGCATGGATTTCTTTCGTTTGAGGTAGTTCTCGTGGCTAACGCCCATTTTATCTGCGACGTGCTTTTCAGCATCAGTCAACTGATCCGAAGGCGTCTTCTTCTCCTCATTCTGACGAACGACCTGCGTATTGGAGGGTTCAAGAAAGTTGTACTTTTTCTTGCGAGCCTCCGGATCGCGAAGCTCATCAGCGTGAATGCCTTTCAGGTAGTAGAAAATACCGAGCCAAGCCTGCGGAGTAGCAAGCTGAGCAGCTTGGTATTTCTTCGACTCAGCATTGAGTTCGGCCTGCCAAGCACGAAACAAGCGACCGTCCATCGTCTTGCCTTCGCTATTGAGGTCGGTGTTGTCAAGCTCTTGCTGAGCGAGCATACGAGCAGTTATAGCGGCATTTTGAAGAGTAATAGTCGCAAGAGGACTGACACGTTGAGCGAACGCTTTGTCAGGCTCCTCGATGAAGTTAGCGGGTTCTTCGGGAGTTTCCTTCTTCGGAGGAACATTCCGATTGGCCTCAGCCTCTGCAAGTCGAGTCTTCACCTTCTCAAACTCTGTACTAATCGTCTCGACTTTCTTCGAATCCTCAGCGCGAGCAGCCTTTTCAGCAGCAAGGTCCGCTGCGAGCTTGTCGGACTTCTCAATCTCAGCAACAATCTCTTCAGGAGACTTGTCGCGAAGTCTTTCGGGGATTTTATCCCTTTCTTTCTTGTCTTTAATGCTGTCAAGCCAACCCATATCAAATCTCCTTTAGTTCAATTTTCTTTCGCTTTCCTGTAGAAACATCATGGAGATAACTCCGTATCTCCTGAGGTAGCTCCACAATCTGCGAAAGATACTTCAACGCCCCCTGAGCACGAAAAACCTCAAAATCCTCTGTCGAGGCACGTAACTTACGATACTCCGTCGCGGCCCAATCTTCAACGAGTTCATTGAATTGGCGCCCTTCCGCCGCCTCCAGCCAGCTGAGTGTTCGGTTCGGCTCCAGCGCCAGGAGTTTGTTGAGGGGCATTTGTACCTCCTTTGAGTGGGTCAGGGACCAAGCGGTCAACCTCATCATGCCCAAAATTCCTGAGTATCTTCTTCATCAGCAGGTTTGAAGCAATGATTACTTCTACGAAATACTGTTTGACCTGTGGAGGAGTCATTACAGATGACATAGCTCCAATAAGTTGGGCAATCATCTGATAATGACGCGTCATGATTTGCGTTAACATGACGTCATTTTGCTTTTCCACTTCCTTATTGATGCTCGCTGTTGACGAATAACAAGGCAGACCCATTCGTCCATCAGCTACCATGTCGAGGGCTTCTTTAATAACAGAAGCTTTCTTACCAAAGAGTTTAAGGCGCTCTTCCTGATACTTACTATCTCGACCGAGCGTTCCGTACTGATAACTCACCAAACGCATCAACCGGACATGGGAATCACGCATGTCCGACACGTTCAAATCCTTGCGCGAGTTGCCCTCCTGAATCAACGACAAAGTACCCATCGCGGAGTAGATTCCACGCTTGCCAGGTGCTCCAGCACCCATTCCCTGCTGCGGTGGACTCACCCCCGAACGGCGTTCAGCAAGTTCGAGGAGCAATCTGAGTTCATCAAGATTGATGTTAGAGACATCACCATGAGCAATCGCTTCGATTTCGTCCTTAATCGCCGGGAGCTTGACCGACGGGTAGATGCTGTAGCCTTGATTAAGCTTCGAATCAGGATCGATTCTCCATATACGAGTGTTCGCAATGGTCTGATTATCACGATATCCATTGTAGGTTTCTGACGCACCTTCTTGAAAAGGAAATATCGTTTCAGCGAAGCCCTGTCCGTGATACATATCATCACGATGCGCCATGCGAGCGCCGACAAACCATTCCATCTTGAAGTTGTCGTACACGACACGAAGGATTGTGTCAGAGAGAGGATGGTAAGTGACAATCATTCGAGGAGCAAACGATTCATCATTGTAACGCCAATTAAGATGACATTCCCAAATGTCCCATTCTTTGTGTCCCCACGACCCTGTCGTCTTGGCTCCGAGCGTGTCCTCCTTCTCAGTTTGCTCTTCGGTAGGATTGGTCCTGTCAGGATGCCCAAGGACAGTATCGACGGCTGTACGGTCGTAGATATCAGTGAATTTACGCTCCTCAAGCTGATGCTGGAGCATAATTTGCTTGTGGCACTTTATGTCTGTGTCCTCAAGCGTCTTCGCCATCGGCGGTATGTAAAACGAGGTAAAAGGAAGCTTCTCGGGTCGTGGGCCTTCATAAATCGTCTTGGCGAGGAAATCCTTTTCCGAACCCGAACCATCTCCTCCCGGAATGAGGAAATCACGCATCTTGTGTTCCCAGGGACACTTTAGCGTCACGGTGCCATACTTAATACACTCAGGAAAAGCCTCGCCATACACACGATAGAGGTCGAGCTCATGAGGTTCAATAGCGACATACTGCATGAATTCCTGATATGCTTCTTTGAAAACATCCGACTGAGGACCGAAGTCACCCAAAATCTTGGCGAGAATAATAGGCTCAGTCTTAAACACCGCAGCCATTAGCTGCGCGTTAAGGGTGTCAGTATGTATCGCGATGATAGGAATAACAAGATTCGAAGCACCATCCCAAGGAAACGAACGCCTTTCCTGAGCAGGGCGTGCTTCGTAAGCTCCACGGTATTTGACAATCTTCTCCTCATAGAGCTCTTTCATGTTATCTTTAAGCTCAGAAGTGCGACGCTTGAGATAACCTTTGAGAGCTGTCTCTTTCTCAGGAGAAAGCTTCGCGGGTATAAGTTCTTCAGCCATTTTGAGGTAAATCTATCTGTAAAATCGTGTCGAGCAATACCGTACCATCTGAAGCAGTAACCTTGAGATGAATCGGGCCGGAGAGCTCGATAGTCACCGGCCCCTTGTCAATCTCGGAGATATCGTCGAGAAATTTCTTGAAAGCCTCGATGTAGGCTACAATTTTCATTCGCCGGTCCACTCACTTGCAGCCTTCTGCAAATGCAAATCCCATTCTTTGATTGCCACAGGCTGACCAGGATGCTCATACTTCCAACCGCACATGCAACCACTTTCGCAAGCACGATGAACTTGTAAAAACACAGGATGATTTTTCATCCAGACAAGATTCGTATGAATCTGAACGGGGTCATCGCTGAATGGCTGATAAGGAAGATCTTCCTTCCCAAGAGCCTGCTCCTCGGTTTGTACTATATCCTCAGCACGACGAAGGTCTCCTGCTTCGGCCATGTTACCCTGTCAAGTCTTTAAGAGGCCACGTGGCTAGAACCTAATGTTCAGCCCAGTGGAAATCTGCCCGATGTTGCTGATAGTCACGCTGTTTCCAGGATACAGCGTCGAGT